GCGTTGGTGGGGGACTCAGCTACGGCACTCTCGGCATCGAAGGAGAAACCGTAAGGGTGAAGCAGTCTGCCCCACTTGCTGTACAGCTTCTGCACACCACCAGTGGTCTCGGGGTCGTAATCCACATAGTTGGGAGTGTCAATCCTAACAGGGGCGGTCACGAACAGTCCGGTACCAAGCAAGTAAGTGTGATACTCAACCTTGCCACTGGTTGTGTTGGATACTGCGGTTGCAGTGTCATCGATGATGACGGGCTTGCCAAGGAAGTACTTGACGAACGGGTTCTCGCTCTGCTTGCCATCCTTGATTACCACATCAGTGGCGAATCCCTGCCGAACGAGGTCGGTGAATACGGCACTGTGCATGAACCATACTTGGAACTCTTCCATGTGGTCTCCGAGTGCTTCCTGCATTGCTACAATGGCAGTGTCGGGGGTCAGACGGTTTACATCCTTAACGGTTCCAGAGGTCGCAAGAGCAACGTTGTTGACGTGGCTTGCAAAATCGGAGACTCCCTCAAGACCCTTGAGGATGGACAGCATGCTCTTCTGGTTCTCCTTTGCTTGGTATGCTCCGACAGAGCGGGCAACGTTTGCAAGGTCATTTGCACCAGTGAGTTCATGGGTGAAGTCCTGCTCCTTCCATGCCTTCATCCTACGATAAGCCATGGCGGTCATGCTGGAACCTTCGAGGGTTACAGGGGCGTTGTTAGTGACACCGTCATAGTTGAGGGCATCCCCGTTGAAGGGCTGGTAGAAACGAATGGTGACAACGTTGTTCTCGTTAGCCAGTGAATTTGCGACACGAGCGTCAGCAGGGCGGACTACGCCACTGTTGATAAGCTGTGGATTGATGGGGTCTCGCTCAGAGATATACCCAGTGAAAACCTCGGGGTCAAATGAAAAACCTCCGAAAAGTCCAGTTCTTGCCATAATGAAATTCTCCTATTTAAATCTTGGTACGCAACTTTTCCATTTCAGCCTTGTACTTGGCGGGGTCGGCTTCCTTGAGCCTCATCCGCTCCTCAAATCCCATGTCCTTGAATTCCTTGGTCTCAGTGTTCTGACTCTTTGGTTTGGGGGTCTGTTGGAGAGCCTTGCGTGTGTTACGCTCCTGTTCTTTCTCGACTGCTTTCTTGACCACTCCGGCAAATTTTTCAACTTTTGCCAACGTAGCTTCTTGGTCATCAGTGACGACCAATTCAAGAATCTCGGAAAGTTCCTCTCCGGTGATACCGCTTTCAACCAATTTCTCACGAGCGATTGCACGGTTCTCGATGGTCTGCGCTTCCTTCATCCTGCGTTCCACTTTCTGTTCCGCTGTGAGGGTTGCCTCCGCTTCGAGTTCTTCCTGCAAGGCCTTGCGTATATCGGGGTCTTTCAAAGCGTCCCGCTTTGCCTTCTCCCGAGCTGTCGTGCTCGCCTTGCCACGCTCTCTGTCAATGAACTTCTGAACCTCGGGTGCCAAGTCCTCGAACTTGATTTCTTCCGTGGCCTGATTTGGTTCTGTTGCTTGAGTGTCATCAGTTTCGATGACATCATCCGCTTTTTTATTTACATCTTCCAGCATATGTCCTCCTCGGTTCGCCTCCGTCTCCCATGTAGGTCTACGTATCGCCCCGTTTTATGCTACTTCGTATTATATACGATTATTGAACAAATGTCAATATAGACACTATTGATTTATCTGTCAACTTTCTGTTTCAGTGATTCATCCTCGGGATTGGTCAACTTTGTGTCGTTCTCGGGCAGGGAAACATCGACAGTCTTGTTCTCCCAATACTTCTCGCCTCTCTTCACGAGGTCATCGGGTTCTGTGGTGATGCCCACAATGGAGAGTACATCAACAGGGTCAAGGGTCTGTGTACCATGCAGGATGGCGATTGCGTTGGCCTTGTTCAATACGTTATCGGTCATATTCCTTGTGAACTTGATGTCGACATTGCGTGTTGCAAGTCCATTGAGCAATCCATCACTGGTCTGACAGAGCTTCACGATAAGCTTGAGGGTGTTCCTCTCTGCTCGCTTGAAGAACGTCTCCTTGGTTCGGGCCACGACCTCGAGGTCTTGATAACCGTCACGAAGAAACACACTGTCTCCCGTATCTCCTCCTCCACCGGAGCGGTTGTCCCTGCTCGGGATACCCACCACGAGGCGGAGCTGTTCCATGAGGAACGAACGGAGCTGGTCGGTGGTGCCACCATCAAGCATGGGTGCGAGGTATTTCAACTCGGCAGGAAGCTCCTTGCTCGATATGATGGAGGCCATCTTGTCGTTCTTTATGCTCTCCTTGGCGGTGCCGTCAAGCTCACAGTTGATTGCCACGAGGATGGAGTTGACCGTCTGCTCCAGCTCATTGACGCTGTCAGAGCCAACGATGTTGATGGAGTCCAGCAAGGTCTTGACCATTTCCCAATCCCCGATACGGAACGAGTTATTCGGGTATTCCACGATGGGAACCTCACCGAGCACGTTCTCCACGACCTCAATCAAGTCATCGGCGGAAAGGATTCCGAACGCCTGTCCGGTGGTCTCATAGCGGTACACATATTCCGGTGTGTACACGAGATAGACACGCTTTCCTGTACCGTCCTGTGTCGGGGTGACCTCGTAGAACGTACAAGCCATAACAGGTGCGTGTCCTATCTCACTCGAATACACCACGAAAGTCGTTATGGGGTCTAGCGTCACGATGCTGAAAGGGATGTCGTCCTCGACACCATAAGCGTCCATGAACACCCCACGATAGGCCGTGCCACAGATGGAGGCATAGGTTGCCAACTCTTGGTCACTGGTGAACTTATCCTCAGCCTCAACCATGCTGTTGAGGTCTGCAACCGTAGTCTGCGCCTCGGAGGTCCTGTGGACATAACGAATTGGCTTCCCGAATGTGTATCCCACAATGGAACGGGTGATGGCCATGGCATGGTTCAGCACCACCCTGTTGTCCACATCGGGTCTCACGACCTTCTCCCTATCGAGGATGTCCTGCCTTCCCTTGTAATAATTGATGAGGTATTCTATCTCAATACCATTTTGCATGTGGTCTCCCCACACGTTCTTGATTACCGTAGGTACCGTGGTACCATCCAAGAGGGGAGCTGTACTGTTCGGCTTCCTCATCTTCCCCGGCAAATACTCAGTGAATAATTGTCGTCTGCCTGTATAGACATGGGTTGTTATCGACATGTATCTCCCCCTTATTTATGCTCAACATAATGTTCGAGCAGGTCTACCTTCTTCTCTAAGGCATATGTCCGCTCTATCAAGTTGTTATGTGCCATGACCTTATCTTCCAATGTTTTCATTCGCATCTGTAATTTCACCACTTCCACGTTCGAGACATATTTTGCACTGATGATTGTTCCTACCAATGCAAATCCAGCGACTATCAGTGTTCCTATGATTGTTGAATCCACTATCTTTACCCCTTATAACCCGACAGAACGTCTGTCTGAGAACTTGACTGCCTGTACTGTGTACTTCCTCATCATATGTGCCAAACCCGCACACGAGTCCGGCGCATCATCATGCTTGCTCTTCCCTGTCTGCACAAAAGACAGGAGTTGGCTCATGAATACTCCATAATATTCCTCACTGCTGTAGAGCGACTTGTCTCGGAAATACCACTCCTTCACGGCAGGTGCGTGCTGTATGATACGGCTCAGCTTGCCACTCTTGCCCGGCGCACGAAGAGCAAGGATATTACAGTGTATGCCATCGTCCTTGAGCATCCTAGAGACGTCCCTTGAGTAGAAGTCACCACCGTTGTTCGCCTCGAACACCACCCTGCGTATTCCATGACGCTTGATGTACCCTGCCACAATCGGCTCGGTCATGCTGTACCCGCCCTTGAGGAACACACAGTCCACGATGTAGATATCGTCCCCCCATTGGTAGGCTATCGGCATACTGAGGAAGTCCTCTCCACCGAAGGCCACGTCCACAAAAGCGAATATGTCGTCCGGTGGGTCTTTCGGTATCTCCAAGAACCGTTCAAGCTCGGTGAACAGGAGACCGTCCCTCTCGATGGGGTTCTGCTGATATACGCACTCCCATGTCACGGTGTCAGTCATGGTCTTGAGGTTCTTGTAGTGCTTGGTACTGTAGCCCACCCCATACTCATAATCGAAATTGCTGTTTCCGAACTCATCCACAGCGGAGAGCACCATGAACCTCGCCCGTTCATCACCCTCGTACTTCGCCTCGATTCTCCCGAGTGGGTCATGGATAGACCATCGTGTACCGATGATGAGCATGGGAACGTTGTCCTTCTTACGCTGGAGCATGTCCGATGAGACCTTCTCCCACAACGTATCAAGGCGGTTGATGTTCCTTGCTTCCTCAATGCCACTGACGAGGTCATCGAGGTACAGGAGGTCGCTTGCCTCCGTAGCACCTGTGACCGTCCCGTCGATGGAGCGGAATGTCAGCGTCCTGTACCTGCGTCTCTCGCACAAGTCAATGGTGAGGTTCTTCGCACTGGTTGCAATGAGCGGTGAGGACGGAAAAATGTCCAAGAATCGGTATTCCGGTGAGTTGATGAACTCCAAGCACCCATCATAGAACGAGTTGACGAGTGCAGACGAGTAGCCAGCACTCAATATCGACTTGTTCGGATTCCTGCCACCCCTCCAGAGGAGGTACAGCAGGCTCAGCGTGGTCTTGCCCACACGAGGGGGCATGGAGACCGCCAGCACGTCAAGCTCACCATCGGCAAGCCTCTGCATTTCATGCACCACCGGGCTCAGACGCTCCTTCCTCGGCCCGTAGAACCGCTTCTCGGGCGGTCTGTCCCATTCCATTGCCACAAGGAAGCACTCGAAGTCCTCCCTTGCACAGTAAGTATATGCGTCACGAAGAATTACCAGTAGTTTCTTCCTTGTCTCCGTATCCTTTTCCTTGCGGATGAGGGAGGGTCGAATCTCCTTGATGATTGTCTTGTTGGCCTCGTGTGCCTTCTGGAAGTCTTGCTTTATGAAGTACAGGTTCGCCAACACCTTCAGCTTCTCTGCCTTGAGGGTGAGGGACAGCTTTTTCATGTTGCGTGCGGTGAGTTGGCTCTTGAGCTTCTCAATTCGCTCTAAGGTCGCATCAGCCATATCTCCTCCAACCCTGTGTCCTCACCGATGATGCCACATGTGACCCCTCTCTCAGTTCCCACGAATCCCTTGTGGGAAGTCCACTCATCGGGAAGTGCCATTGCCCTGCATCGTATCATCGTCACGCCGTTCTTCTCGATGAGGTTGAGCTGGTGCAAATGCCCCAAGAACCAGTACCGGAAAGACGAGGCACCCCAAAGCGGGGCGTTCTCCATCTGCATGACCGTGGCGAGGTCTGCTTCCTTGTCACCATGGGAGAATCCTATTGCCGTCTTGCCCCACAACCTGTATTTCCTCGGGGAGGGGTCGGTATCCACCTCGAACATGTCCGTATTGCGGTATCGTTCTTCCAATGCCTTCGCTATCGCATAACTGAGCACCATATCGTGGTTGCCCTCCGAGTAGATGACCTCCACGTCCGCCACCGAACCCAGTGCCTCGACCACCCTGCTCATGAGCGTGAGCCCACCTGCGAGCATTTCGTGCCATGCCATCGAGTTATCCTGCGGTGTGCCCTTGGTTGTGGCACCCTGTGGGTTGTCCGAGTTGAGGAAGTCCTGCCCGATGGTGACGAACACCTTGTCCACGCCCTTATCAACGAGCTTGTCCACTATCTCCTCGACCACCCGCATCACGTCCTCCGCCACGTCCCGCTTGTCCCCTGTGAGAGACCTGCGTCCGTAGT